CACCGACACCTTTACCAGCCACAAGTTAAAGACCATCAAGAGTTTCGAGAATGCGATATTCAAGGGGGGGTGGCGACTTACTGACAACGATCATGTGGCTACTTTCTACCTTGCTGGAACTCCTCTTGTACGGGTTGATCTGTTTGGCATTGAGGATCAGGGGGCGATGGACCGGATGAGGATGGAGACGGTCGGGATGTGGTTCGAGGAGCCGGCGCCGTCTTCTCAGATGGTGGTATCCAGTGGTGTCAATGAGGACGCCTGGAGCCTAGGGCTGACCAGCCAAAGGACACCTAGCCACTTCCATCCGGCAGTGACGACGGAGAACCTACCCGATGAGGACCATTGGACATGGAGAAGGGCTAACCCGCATCAGAGGCCAGTATTTGCCCACCCCGAGCAGTTCAAGAAGATGTTCCTGGATAATGGTTATCGGTGGCTTCCCGAGTTCGACAAGTATCCCCAGGGTAGCCCCCTATCGGAATGTATGGGCAATTCATCCTACCTGCCCACGGTGCAGTGGTTCCGGGTGCCTGCCGGCGAGAGAGCGAACGAAGAAGCGAGAGCCGATTGGGGCCAGAGCCTTCAGAATAGACCGGACCTGGTAAGACGGCTCTTACTCGGACTACCCGGCGTTATCATGCTTGGGGATCAGGTGGCCCAGGGTTTTAGCCGTGACCTCCACGTTTCACCTAAACAACTCCCCTTCATTCCGGGTGAGCCTGTCTACTTCGGCATAGACTTCGGCCATACCCCTGCTTGTGTGATAGGACAGCCGGAAGGGCCGACCATGCGCGTCAAGGCGTCACTGTGCGCAATGGGCGCGGGTATCCAGCAGCTATTCGAGGACCAGGTGATCCCATGGCTTGGTAGGTTTGCCCCTTGGGTGCTGAGGGCACCCGACGACTATGCCTTTATCGGCTACGATCCTGCCCAGGGCAGCATGGAGAAGCCGAAGGGTAGCGAAGCCGACATAGACAATGCCGCCTTGGTGATGATCCAGCAGATGCTAGGCGGGGGCTGGTTTGAAAGCGGACCTGTCCAGTGGGAGATAAGAAAGAATATCCTGGTCCAGATATTCAACAGGCGTACCGGGATTGTCGTCGAGGAGAATGCCTACACCCAGGACTTGATAAAGGCACTCGATGGAAGATGGTATTACGCCAAGTCGCACCTTGGGGAACTTCGAAGCGATAAGCCGAAGAAGCCCAACCATCCCCATGAGGATATAGGCGATGCCTTTATTTACCTCTTGGCTAGGTGGGGTGTGCCGGGGTTGAATGAGAATGCCGGTCGCCCGCTCCAAGTTTTGACCAACCTGAATCAAGACGACCGGCAACCTAGTTCACTTCGGTAATGACATCCTTTTTGATAAGGACTGAATTGATGCAGCCACGACCCTTGATGTGATTTGGAGCAAAACCATTGCTTATTTTCTGCAACAGAAGCGTAGTAGCCGGCATATTTGAAACGTACCACATCACTTCCACAATAGGCGCATGGACGAGAAACCCGGCAACATTCCTGGCAAGCCAATTTACGGATATTTTTCGGAACGAATGGCTTTTTGCAGTCGACACATTCTCTAGTTTTTCTGATTCTGATACGACATGACAAACAGAGATTTTTATGTTTGGCAGCGCCGCCACATTCGGAACATATTTGAATGGCGTGTACACCACAATTTTTACGATGTTCTATGATGCGGCAGTTATCAATGGAGTAGTCTCCATCACTATTGATTCTGTCAATAGATGGCTTTTCCATCCATTCAGCATTATCTCTAACAAGAAGTGCGATGATGTCATCGCGTGTCAGTGTGTTTTTGATACCTTTGCCGCCGTAATGTTCAAACCCATGAACCGTGGAGTATCGGAGTCTACCCCTTATATTCCCAAGTATTATATTTGCTTGTTTGCGTATGGGATATTTCATAGGAGTTGAGTGTATAAGCAATGATGGTAAAGATGCAAGAGTTTTTATTGCAATTAAAGCAATTTAGTTATAAAGGCTGATTATCAGGAGTATCCCGGTATGCTGCTAAAAGATATGTTCGTCGGCGCCTCCCAGCCGAAGATACCAAAGCAGAAAGACCCACCGTCAACGGCTAGCGCGCAAGTTAAAGAAGATGAATTTAGGGCAAGGCAGAGAATGGCCGGCGCTATGGGGCGCGGCTCCACGGTGATAGCCGGGAGCAACCTCGGAAACGTGGGATGAAGATTCGCTTTTACGTTCATGGCCTATGCGGCTCGCTGAAAATTCCACTCCTGGAACGTCACTGGTATTGGAAAGGCTTCTGGTGGGGACCGACTCGGAGTGACCCTGTTACTTGTGCTTTTTGCAACGAGCGGTTTGCCGAAGAACAAGTGGTCCGGCTTGGTCTTTATTAAATGAACCTCCCTCAGTCCATCGCCAAGAATTACGAGTCGCTCAAGGCGGAGCGCGTCAACCTGGACAACATAGTCCAGGACATCATCGACTACATAGCGCCGTTCTACAAAGACGTTGAGCGCACCAGGGCGCCGGGCGAACGGCGCACGCGCAAGATATTTGACTCCACTGCCACCTACGGCTCTTTCATTCTCTCTCAGTTTATCCAGGGTGCCGTTTGTAATTCCGCTACCCGCTGGTTTGGACTCGGGCACAGTGACACGGAAATAAACGAGGACTCGGACGCCGCCAATTGCCTCAAGGACTGGACCACGGCAATGCTGCTCGCATTCCGGCGCAGCAACTTTTACCAAGGCAACGGTCAGGCGATCAACTCATGGATCAACATGGGCAATGGACCGCTGCTCTGCGAGATGGTGCCGCAGTCCAGAAGTGGACTCAACCAGCTTCGCTATACGGCTATCCCATTCGGCAGTTACGTCATGTGCGAAGGACCGGACGGCAAGATAGACACATTCATCCGGGAAGTGACCATCAAGCTCGTCAACGCGCACAAGATGTTCGAGGAGGACGGAGGGGTAAATTATGGCTTATCCGACGACCTCAACCGTCAACTCGAAAAGACCCCGTATCGGGATGTGACGTTTCTGCACTCCATCAGTCCCCGCGAGAACCTCGAGTACAGCGGTTATAAAACCAAGAAGGCTAATGAACTCCCCTGGGCGTCATGCTGGATAGAGAAAGAAAAGTTACGGTTAGTGCGCGAATCAGGCTATAGGCTCTTCCCTGTTGCGATAGCACGCTATGATCTCATAGCTGGTGAACCCTACGGTCGCGGACCCTCAGAGATGGCGTTACCAGACGCGAGGACGATGAATGAAGCGGACAAAAAAGAAATGCTCATGTGGGACCGACAGCTGGACCCTCCCACTCTTAGCAAACGAAATTCAATTATTAATGGAATCCTTAACAAGCGAGCTGGAGGCGACACGGTCGTTACTGACCCCAACAACTCTGTGCGACAGTTGTTTGATCAGCCTAACTGGCAGGCTGATGATCTCATGCGAAAACGCAAGGTGGAGCAAATCCTCAGAATTTACCACGTTAGCGAAATTCTTAACCTCCTATCTCGCGAGAAACCCGAACTCACCGCGTTTGAAACGAACGCACGGCTTAATCTGTTGCAGCAAATCCAAGGTCCGGTATATTCCCGCCTCGAACAGGACTACCAAAGCGTAGTCATCAACGTCACCCTGGACAACATGGCGCACGCCGGCATGTTGCAGGAACCACCGGATATTCTTAGACAAGGCGCGGTCGACGGCGCGTTAGCCGTAAGCTACGAGTCGCCGTTGGCGCGTGCGGCACGTAATCAGGAGATAACCGACCTGCAACAATCCGTCGCCGACCTTGCCGGCATTCAGCAATTCGACCCCCAGGTACTCCAGCTTGTCGACTTCAAGAAAGTCAGCCGCAAGCTATTCGAGATACGCGGCACCCAGGACATGCTTATCAGCGAATACGAGTTCAGCCAGAAAGTCACCAAGCTACTCGCGCAACAGAACGCCGAGAAGATGGCGGCGCTCGGCATGGGCGCGGCCAAGGCGGCGGGAGATGTCGCGCCATTTCTTAAAGTAACACGCGAAGGTGCAAGTGGCGGGCAAGCGGCAGCGTAAAATCCGGCTCACTTATGTCGAGCGCACACCTGAGCAAATCGACGAGGCCATACGGGCGGCGGTATTCCAAGGCGGTGTGTTGTGGGATTATTTCAGTACTATTATTTCAGAGGACGTGGAGGGTGCTACGGAATTTGAGCGCGGCATGGCTGAAGGAATGCGGCGCCTTTCGCGCACCATTCTGACCATTGCCATGAGTAGGACGGCTATCAGGATACAGACCAACGAGGATATGTAACCGTGCAGGAAGTAAGACTGGAAATCTCGCCAAAACGAGTCAAGCAAATCAAACGTAATACCGAGAAGGCGAAAAGTGATTTGTACCGTTTTGAATTGACGGAAAAATGGATTCGCGGCGCCGATTATGCGGCTATAGCTGGACAAGAAAATATATCCAGAGAACGGGCAAGGCGTTACGTCCACTACGGCTTGCGCAGACTTGCCTATCGAATTAGCGGTGGCGGAACGAATTATTTCCGACTTTACACAGACTTCCGAAATGGAGATTTTCGGTATGTTACCTGATGACATAGTGCAGAGTCTACCCGAGGAGTTGCGCGGCAGTTCGGCAGTCCAAAAGTACAACGATGTCGGCTCGCTGGTTAAGGGCTTTAGTGAGATGGAGTCCTACCAGGGCCGCTCGGTGGCGATACCAGGCAACGACCCCAAGGAATTAGAGGCCTGGAAAACTCAACACTTGCCGAAACTTCAGCATGTATTCGCCGACCGGATGCCACCGGCGAAAGCCGACGACTATGAGTTCAAGTTCGACGGCATGGCCGATGAAACCATCAAGTCCGACAAGACTCTCGGCATCTTCCGTGAACAGGCGCACAAGCTAGGACTCTCCAAGACGCAAGCCGCGGGGCTAGTCGAAACCTTCGCCAAGGACATTTTACCCTCTCTCCTACCTGCCAAGGGTGCCGAAGTGGACTTCATTCAGGGCGAGCATGTCGACGCGCTGATGGCGGATATATTCAAGGGTGAGTCGACTCAACGCATTGCCGAGTACAAGCAGAACGTGGACTTGCTCTCCCGCGACATTCCCGAATTGAAAGACTTACTCAACGACGGTGTGGCACCATACGGGCAAGCCTCGGAGAACAAGGCGTTGGCGCTAGGCGATCATCCGGCAATGGTAAAACTGATAGGACTGGTGGCGAAAATGACTTCACCTGATTTCGGCGGTCAAGCAAACGGACACATGTCGCCAGATGCTCAAAGCGCGGCATCCGAAGCCAAGGACATTATCCGCAACAAACAAAACCCGAAGTATGAGGCGTACCACCGGGGCGATCCCGATGTTGCCGCCTATGTCGATTCGTTAATGAAAAAGGGCTATCCCGGAAACCTGGAGATATGATATGAGTAACATGAAGCAAGAAAAGAACGTCGTCTCGAAGCGCAATCACAGCATCGACGTGAGGCGCGAAATTTGGGAGTCGGGCACAATGGCGATTGCCATCGCCAACATGAAGCGGCGCGGCATTACGAAAAGTCATGCCGTGGAGTTAAGCGGCGTGCCCTATGAGATAGTCGATCGCATGTACCGGGGCGATGCTCCGGCGAAGCATGGTGAAAAAGACGATTGATTAAGTAAGCGTTTTCTATCGGGTACCTAACCTTTCAAGGTTAGTCCGATTGAGTGCGACTAAAGTCGCCGTTTAGCTCTGAACGATTCAGGGTAGAACGAGTCCGCGCAAGCGGGTACCTCATTCGGGCAGTCTCGGTCCTGCCTAATAGCCGAGAACATTAACTTGAAAGGGGTATTCCTCTACGATTCAAAGACTTCAGTTCGGTGAGAAGTGCATCACGTTTCTCGCGGATTTCAGGCGGAATAGTTCTGTCTGTGCGTCCGCGACCGCCGACGTGATGGCGCATTTCGCGGCTAAGTTCAATCCAATCCAGGGCAATTTCGGCGTGGCGTTTCTTCAATCTCAAATATGGCAACATTTGTTTGAGAAGTGGACCTGCGCTGCCGGTACTCCAAACGATCTGGTAAAGGGATTTCCAGTTCGGATGGTCTTTCCTGATAGGAATAAATTGAATAGCGCCGCTGCCAGTCATTTCCCGCAACCAGTGAACAAGCGGTCCATCGGTATTCCCAACGCTCAAGCGCAAATGGGCAACCGTGTACGGCTGACCTGTGACTGGTCGTTTCTGTTTCATTTCAAAAATGCGCAGCGATCCTTCTCCGTCAATGATTCCAGCGAAGTAAGCGGCTTCAGTCTTTGTCATATAGGTGTCCCCTCCGTAAACAATAATACTCATAACGGAGGTAGAAAGCAATGAGTTTATTCAATTCATTCAAGCAGTTCTTTAGAAATAAGTTGCTAAGTATGCGAGGAAGCACGAGCTTCCCGATGGCTTATGTCCATCAATTCAACCAAAACATTCTCGCCAATATGGAGCAGCGCGAAGCAGTCGTCTTCGATAAGATTGCTCCAGCCGTCAAGCATATGGGAGTCAGCGGCGCCATCGACACCTGGGAACGGATGGGCGGTGTCATGCTTGTGCCTATCGGCGCTCATGCCACCACGCCGATTCTAAACCCCAACCACACCCGGCGCGGCTGCACGGTGCAGTCGATCGGCGGGGCGTGCTTGATTTCCAAGAATGTCGACTTGGTGCGAGCGCTTATCAACCCGCAGTCCGACTATGTGCGCGAACTCTCGGCGGCTGCGGTGCGGTCGCGTGACGCGGCGTTACTCTCGGCGGCGGTGGGCGATGCGATGGTTATCACGACAGCCAGTGCAACGGGTCAGATGACCTATGGCACCCAGGCCATGATTACCAGCCGGATCGTCGGCACTACCAACACGGCGATTAACCTAACCGTTATCATCAGCGCGGGCGTGCTGCTTTCCAAAGGTTCGGTCCCAACTGGCCCTGGCAACCGCGTTATGTTTTACGGTCCCGGTCAGGAAACCGACATTATGGCGATCACGCAAGCGTCGTCCAGCGACTTCACGGCAAACCGCATCATGGACCGTGGCACGATGAACGGCGATACCTGGCAGGGGTTTGAGTGGGTGCAGGTAGTCGATTACGTCGACCAGACGACCTGGACCGACGACGCCACGGCGGTTGCGCTCCAAACCATTCTGCCGATGTACGACACCAACAGCCGGGCGATGATTGCGATGTCGAAAAGCGCGGTAGGCTTTAGCTCAGGTCAGGAGTTCACGCCTCGGGTAAGTGAACGTGACGATCTCAATTACGATAATCAGGTCTACATTTCAGCAACTTTCGGAGCAGTCAGGCTATGGGAAGGCGCCGTTGTAGAGATTATCGCCAAGGAAAATTAAACACTAACGCTAGTTAATTAGGGTGGAAATGGAGAACGCCCTAGAGAGGACAAAGATATGTTTCAATTCATCAAGCGAGTATTGCTATCGAGTCGTGGAACGGCGAGCGAGCTACGCTCTACCTCGTATCAGAACTACGACATTCTTGGTCGGCCGTTCCGCTCAGACGACCGTTTCGGCCATCTTATCGTCATCAGCGACTCGCACATTGTCGGCGCCGGCACTTATGTTGTCGGTACCACTGAGACGGCATCGGGCACCGTGAAACTGTTCAAACACCGGGCCGGCTGGAAGTGTCTGGAAGTTATCGTGTCTAGCGGTGCCGCGGGCGCCTCGGCTGGCGCGGGTGTCACGTTGGCGTTAGGCGACGGCAGCACGGCGGATAAGTACGTTACCGCCTTTGATGTTGACGCGGCGGCTATTGGGCGCATGAACGCGACCGGGCATCACTATCAGCCGACGACTGACGTGATAGTTACCTTAACCTGGAGTGCGGTCATTCCGGTGGCGACAACAGTTGTTAACTACACTTTCTTGTTCACGGAATAGGCGTGACTTGGGAGTACGGCGGGTATCATGGCGAAGGCTGCGAAGAACTCTTAGGAGAACTTCGCGGCCAGCCCGCGATAGTCGCCGGGAACGGGAAAGGCGTCTTTGAAGAAGTGGAAGCCGCCAAATCAATATTGGGCGGATGCGTTCAGTTTGCTGCTAACGATGTTGGGGTCTATCTTCCTCGGGTTGACCATATGGTTAGTCTTCACACTCCGAAGTTGGATCACTGGACCGGGTTGAGGCGGGATGCCACCAGCAAGGGATATGGGAACAAGGATTTTAGAGTCCACGACGGCGGCTTATATGGGGAAAGGGAATGGCACCAATGGACGGGACTGACGCCGATGATGGCTCTATCGGGACTGTTTGCGGCACAGATTGCGTGGTTGATGGGATGTTCTCCCATCGTACTTTGCGGCTGTCCCACGGACACAAAGCCGTGTTTTTGGCAGAGCAACGATACTGTGAATGGTGGCTATGCAAAAGTGCAGAGCCAGTTCAAGGCGGAAGTAGACCGCAACCCGGAATTCAAGAAGACATTGCATAGCATGTCGGGGTGGACTCGTGAGTATCTCTGGACAGTGTAACCAATGCGGAAATTGCTGTTGGATAGGCAATTTCAAGTGCCAGTATCTCGATATTGGCGGTATCGCTGGTATGCCAATGTCTACGCGCTGCACCGTCCACGACAAACGCTACACCGACATGCCTATCCTGCTCGCCGATCCGCACGGCGCCGTTAAGCAGGGGTTTTGTTTACATGGTTCGCAGGCTGAAGAATTTGAGTTAACGAAACTAATTAGACAGGGACAGTGTAGCTTACAGGAGGAATAGTCATGGCAAATTTCGCTGACAGCGCGGCCGGCAGAATAGCCGCTGAAGAATGGGCTAGGGCTAAGATTGCTGACGGCACCTGGACCAACGCGCACATGGCGATGAGCAAGGCCGGCAACACCATCTGCCGCTTTCAAAGACCGGCTAGCCCGAGCAGCGCAACGACTAAGGAATACGGCGGCTGGACTGAATCGAGAGCCGACGATGCCACCTAAGAAAAAGACCGTCAAAAAGCCTGAGCCGGTAAAGCCACCGCCAAAGTGTCCGGTTGACGGCTGCACCTCGCCGCCGCCATGCACTAAGCACGGCACAACATGATAACACCCGAACAAGAGCAGGATAAGTACCGGCGCATTTGGGAAGTCCCCGGCTACCGGGTGAAGTCCCCCGGCGAACTGCTTGTGCCGACATTCCTGCAACACGCCGAATGGGACAAAGGTGAGACTCTTATTGACCTAGGTTGCGGCTCAGGCCGAGCAGGGTTTGAACTATCCAAGGCGGGCTTTAATGTCACGCTCCTGGACATTACGCGCAACGCTCTCGATGTGAGTTTCAGTAAGGGCCAGATGCCATTCATTCAGCATTGCCTATGGGAGCCGACAACGCTCAAGTTCGATTGGGCCTACTGTTGTGACGTTGCCGAACACATACCGCCAGAGCATGTCGACGCCGTGCTGGACAATATCGCTCACATGAGCATGTGGGGCGCCTTCATGCAAATCGCGCTTTGGCCTGAGGGCTGGGGCGCGAAGATAGGCGAGACTTTGCATCTAACCATCAAGAGTGCCAGGTGGTGGCTCGACCAGATTGATAAGCGTTGGCCGATTGAATGGCAAGAAACATCAGAGGACGACCGGCTAATCGTGCTGACGGGGGCGCCGTGGTGAACGTGGTCTGCGTCAAGCAAGGCGGCTTTTACGGTCCCGAGTATGTGAACCGATTGTATAACATGGTGGCCCGAAACACTAAAAGACCTTTCAGGTTTGTCTGCTTTACCGAGTCGCGGGATGGCCTTGATGAGTACATCGAAGCGCGACCGCTGCCTTATCATCTGCGTGGTTGGTGGTGCAAGATTCCGTTATTTGCCCCTCCCATGTGCATCGAGAACGACCAGATAATCTGCATGGACTTGGACATAGTTATAACGGGGAATATCGACTGGCTGTTAGACTACCACGGCAATTTTGCAGTCCTCAATTATCACTGGAAAACGGTCAACGATGCCAATGCGCCAAAGTATTACAACGGTTCTCTTTGGTCGCTCAAGCCAGGCTATGCAACCCATGTATGGGAGAACTTCGCGCATCATGGCGACGAGATAATGAAAACTCACTACAGCGATCAGGAATACATCAGCACGCAGATTACAGACGCCGACTTGATTCAAGATATGTTTCCCGGCGAAGTCCTGGGATTCAATACTCATTACTGGAATCTGAAAGGCGCAGAACGCAAGTACACGGCTAAGTCTATGTGGGTCTTTCATGGATTTCCGAAGCCGGCCGAGGTTTATAAAAAAGTGGATTGGGTGAAGGAGCATTGGCAATGAAGAAACTCATTTTACTGTTGGTTCTGTTATCTGCCGTTCCCGCCGATGCGCAGTTTTACTCGCGTGTCGGCTCACTTGGGCAGACCTGGACATGCTCGCTTGCCGGTCTTGTCGCGTCTCTTACAGAGTGCAAGGCGCTGGCGGCTGGAGTCCAGTATTACATCACCGATATTGTCGTCGGCACGACTACCACCACAGCCGGATCATGGTCGATTCAGAGCGGCACCGGGACCAACTGTGCCAGTGCCACGACTGCCGTTTACCCGGTCAACTCGACTTCAGCGCGTTTCCTGGCGCCGATTTCCACTGCCGCGTCACTGGTCATCACTACGACTTCACCCATTCCAGTCACACGCGCTCATGCCGTCTGTGTGATTGGAACCGCGACGAACACCATTAACATTCAAATTTCAGGGTTTACTAACTAGGGGGCGTTATGACCATGACAGCCATACAAATCAAGGAAGCGTTGAAACCGATGGCGCAGTTTGCGCCTGCGCTTATGTCGGCAATCGAGATTGTCGAGTCGGCGGAAGCGGCGGAAAAGTCCATGAAGCCTTTGGAGAAGCGGAAGGCCGAATTGGAAAAGCAGATAAGCGAACTTGAGGCACGGTTCGGCTCCGCTTCGGCGCAAGTGAGTAAAGAGAAAACCGACTTCAACGCCTTCATGGTGTCGCAGGAAGAAAAGCGTGAAGCCCTGCGAGCCGAGTTTGCCGCATTCAGAGCGGATCACGACCGCAAGATGGAACAGCTTGGCGAGTTAGGCGCGCAGTACGCCAGGGAAATTGACAAGATTGCACAAGAAAAGATGGCGAAGCAGACCGAATTGGATAACGTAAAGAAAGCCTTCGATGCTTTCAAAGCGGCACATAAGCTTTAACAGTGTGTCGCAATGGCGATAACGTAAATTATGGCAGCTATCGAGCATGTTGCAGTCGCGGTCAATTCAGTCCAGACCACCACGTCTAGCACTTATGGCGATGTGACGGGGGCGGCGATTGCGTCGAGTTCCTTCACAGCAGGCAAAAAGTATCTAATCACTGTCACGGCACAACTGTCGTTATCAGCGAACAGCATTCTCGGTTACTGTAGCGTTTTGCACGGAACGACTATGTTCGCCGAGTCGGAACTGATCCTATCCAGTACGACAGCGAATTTTTGGCATGTATATCAGTGGCGGACGGTATGGACTGCCGTTACAAGCGAAGGTATAAAACTTCAATTTAAGAACGGCGACAACTCGACCACGCTCAGTTGCAATTTTGTTTCCATCCTGGCGATAAATCTAAGCGACGATCTTACTGAAAATACCGATTGGTTTTTTGCCGAACGTGCGAACGATGACGCTCTCAGTACCACGCCCCTTGATGGTGCCAGTATTACATTTACTCCGGGCACGGCGGGGCATGACTGGCTAGTAGGCACCTATGCGCAAGTACAACCTGGTGCCACTAATACGTCCAGCATCAGCAATATGTCGCGCTCTGGTGAGGCGGCGAGTTCGGTGCCATCGGCGCGTCTCGAATCTTTCCAAAGCGGGACAACTATTTTCAGTTACCCGTTGACGCGAGTTTTCAGTTTAGGCAACGCCAGCAATACATTCAAGGAGCAGTCGGCGACCAGTAGCGGCGTGGCCCACACTCGGCTCCACTCGTCCGTCTTTGCCCTCAACCTTAATAAATTCAGAGTGCATTCAAGTGCCTATACCGAGGCGGATGCCGCCTTGAGCGCCACAGATTATGCAACGGAATTAGCCACTCTATCGATTACTCCCGCTGTCGCTGGTGATGTTTGGATCGGGGCTTATTGGGGATTTGATTCCCAAGCGACAGGTCGGGAAGCGGAGTTCCGCTTGCAAGAGGGCGCCAATGATATACCAGCGGGTCAGACAACTGCGAATTATCAATTCAAGTGGGGTGGTGATAACGCAGACGAGACACCACTCGGAATCGAAACGGTCCAAAGTTTGACCGCAACGGAATATACGATAGCCCTTGATGCTTCCGCCGACTCTGCTACCAGCACACCCGCTGGACAGCATCGCCAATTGTGGGCCGTGACGATGGAACTGCCCGCCGCATTTCAACCATCTTGGGGCCAGCACGCTACGCAGATAGTCGGAGGCGCTTTCTGATGTTTCGCAAGAATGTCGCGGGCCAATTCATCCATGTGCAAGGAGTCAGCGCGACAACGGGTGGCATTCTAACCGGCGTCACCTGGACAGTGCGCCGTTGTATCGACGGCACGTTCGCGGCGGCTACCGGCACGGCAGGAGAAGACGGCACGACGGGCTGGTACAAGTTTGCGCTCTCCCAGGCCGACACCAACGGCAACAACATCGGCTTTAACTTCACCGGCACAGGCGCCATACCGCAGACGGTCAACATCGTCACCACCGCAGCAGACCCAACCGACAGCGTGCGCCTTGGTTTGACCGGGCTTGCCAATGCCGTACCTGGTGCCGCAGGCGGCTTGTTCATCGCCGGCACCAACGCGCCAGTCACAATCACTGGCAGCGGCAACGCCTTGACGTTGACAAGCACAGCCGCCAACGGCAACGGACTCGCGCTTGCTGGCAACGGCTCAGGCGCAGGCTTATCGAGCACGGCTGGCGCAACCGGCCACGGCATAACCGTCGCTGGCGGCGCTACCTCCGGCCACGGTATCAACGTCGATGCGACAACCGATGGCGACGGACTCCATCTCGAAGGTGCAGGCAACGGCAATGGCTTGTTAGCCGCAGGCGCAGGCACCGGCAACGGCATCTACGGTGCATCGGGCACAGGTTCCATCGCTTCCGGCATCCTGGCAGTCTCCAACGCGACCGTAGCGGGCGGCGCGGGCATCTACGCCTTTGGCTCAGGCTCGGCTGCGTCACCTGGCATCATAGCCATCGGCAACGGCGCACCAGGTATCAGCGCTACGGGCGGCACCAACACAGATGGTATCCTAGCAACCGGCACAGGCACAGGCAGCGGTATTCACGCCATAGGTGGCGTCAGTGCTGGTGGCGACGGCATCGAAGCCGTGGCAGGCGGCGGCGTCGACATTCGCGGCAACATAACTGGCAACGTTACAGGCACAGTTACTGCCGTGACCACCGTGACCAACCTGACCAACGAACGCGGCAAGTACGCCAACGGCGCCGTGTGGATCGGTCCTACAGCCAATACCAACACAGCTTCCTACGTCGACGGCATCATAACAAACCCTGTAAGCACGATAGCCGCAGCCAAGACAATTGCCGACGCGCTTGGTCTACGCCGTTTCTTCACCATCCGAACCGGCACAGTGCAAATCGGCGCTGACATGGTTGGATATGACTTTGACGGCACAGCCTGGTCGTTGACGACTACGGGCGGCTCGCGCGACGTAAGCTCGTCTGACTTCCGTGATGCAAAAGTAATTGGCGGCACATACGCTTCAACGACCGCCCAATCGCTCTGGACCGACTGTGAATTTGCCGATGGCGTATCGGTCGCGGCGGCTACTATGGCTCATTGCGAGTTCGCCGGTACGCTGACACTCAACGCGGCTGGCAACTACTATTTTATCGACTGTTCGAGCGTCGTCGCCGGCACCGGCACTCCAGTCTTCGCCATCCCCGCAGGCACCGTCAACGTATCGTTCCGCCGCTGGTCGGGCGGTATACGCATAACCGGCATTACCAGCGCCACGGTAATCAGCATCGACATGGTAAGCGGTAGCACCGTCACCCTCGAAGGCGCAGACGGCAACGTCCAAGTACGCGGCATGACAGCCGGCATA